TTAATCGGCGTTGCGCATGGCTTTGGGAGTGGTGCTTCGTCCTGCCGCTGCGCTGGCACCTTGTTGCGTGGTGTTTAGGTGGTTCGCGACAGTCTGCAACGCCCGCTGCCACCGCCGCCAGGCGGTGGTCCGATCGCAGCCGAAGCGGGCGCAGATGTCGCGCCAGCGGTGGCGCTCGGCGCGCATCCACACGAGATGCCGTTCCTCTTCCTCCAGCCACAAGACCCAGCGCATGGTCTCGAGCATCCGCTCGACCGTCTCGGGTGCGGGCGGGAAGCGCCGGATCGTGGGTTCGGCCCCCAGCGTCTCCCAGGGCATGCGCCGGATCGCGGGCCAGGTGTTGAAGTAGCCCTGCACGCGCACGGGCGGCAGGCGGTGGGCGGTGATGGCCGCCTCCCGGAAGCGTTCGGCCACACGCTCGACGGTCCACTCAGCCATGGCGCGCCTCCCGTGCGCCGTAGAGCCGCTCGCCGATTCGGCGGATCAGCTCGCGTTCCATCCAGTCGAGCCGGTCGTCCTCGAGGGAGACGACGAGCAGGCGTTGCTCGCGCCAGCCGCGGCGCTTGACGGCTTCCACGTCCATCGGCTCGGGCTGCAGGCGCCCCAGCGGGCAGCGGTAGCGAGGGGTCGGGATGTCCATCTCACGCCTCCTGCGCCGCGTCGTGGAGCGGGAGGGCCCAGTGCAACAGCGCCAAGGCGTCGGCCTCGTCGTCGTCCGCCGGGGCGTGACCCCGGCGACGCACGGCCGCCATCACCGCGTCCTTGCCGGCGCGGCCAGAGCCGGTGGCGTGCTTCTTGATCGTGCCCACCGGCACGCCCTGGTAGGGAATGCCGTGGTGCTCGCACCAGGCCGTGAGCGTGGCCAGGAACCCGCCGTAGGCGTGCGCCGCGTCGGTCGAGACGTGGCGGCGCACTTCCTCGAAGTACAAAAACTGAAGTTCAGAAACCGATGTCTGAATTTCAGAAATCCAACGGCCAAAGCGCAGGTAGCGCATGCCGCCGCCTTCGAATCGCTGTGGCTTGAAGGATTGGCTGCCGCTGGTGATGCGGCCGGTGCGGTCGCGCAGCGCCCAACCGCTGGTGGTGCCCAGGTCGAGGGCCAGAATCGTTGCTGTCATCGTTGCAGTCCTTCGTTCGTGTTCTCATGCCGGTGACCGAAGGTGACCGCCGTGGGGAATATCCCTTCCGCCCGCGCGCGCGTACGCGCGTAAAGCGATTCAATCCCTGGGCCAGTCACCTTCGGTCACCGTGGGTGGTCAGTCGTCGCGGTACGGGAGCCGTACGCCGGAGTCCTTGGGCTTGAGCGACAGGCCCGCCAGGGCCTTGACGCCGCCGTGGATGCGCGTGCGCTCGAAGCCGCGGTTGGCCAGTTGCTGCGCGAGCCAGCGGCTCGTGCCCACGTACTCGCCGCGCCGGCCAGCCCAGTCCTGCCAGCGCTGGAACACGTCGGCCACGGCCACGCGGGCCTGCGGGTGGCGCTGCGCCTCCTCGTCCAGGAAGTCGCCGACGGCGTCCTCCTCGTCGAAGTACTCGGCGGTGGCCGACACCACGCTGGCCGGGGGCTGGAGCCCCTCGCGCTGCCAGGCCAGACAGCCCTGCACCGCCCAGGCGAGAATGCCGTCGCGTTCGGCCAGGAGCTTGTCGGTGAGCCCGGCGTCGCGCCGCTCGGGCGGGATGGTCACGGTGAAGGGGATCAGGTGCAGCCGGCGCTTCATCGCCTCGTCCACGTTGCGGATCGCGGGCTTGTGGTTGCCGGCGATGACCAGCTTGAACTGGGGCGTGTACTCGAAGAAGTCCTGGCGCATGAAGCGCGCCGAAACCTTGTCGCCGCCGGTGATGGCCTTGACCTTGGACTCGTTCCAGCGCCGGCCCTGCTCGGTCTCGATGGAGGAGACGAAGCGCGCCCCGCGCAGGCCCGCGAGATCGGTCGGATGCCGGTCGCCGCGCGCCTCCATGAAGGTGTCCATCGGCGCGCTGGTGGCGTAGTCGCCGAGGATCGTGGCCAAGGTGTTCACGAACACCGACTTGCCGTTGGCGCCGGTGCCGTAGAGGAAGAACAGCGCATGCGCCGCCGTCGAGCCGGTGAGGCAGTAGCCCACCATGCGCTGCAGGTAGGCCTGCAGGTCGGCATCGTCCCCGGTGACGTCGGCCAGGAACGCCCGCCAGCGGGGGCAGTCGCCGCGGGGCGTGGCGGTGGCGAGCTTGGTCATGCGGTCGGCGCGGTCGTGGAGGCGCAGCCGCCCGGTGCGCAGGTCGACCACGCCGCCCGGCGTGTTGAGCGCGAACAGATCCGCGTCCCACTCCTGCGAGGTGGAGGCGTGCCGCCGGTCGGTGCGCGCCAGCCGCTCCACGCCGCCGACCGTGCTGCTCGCGGCGAGCTTGGCCGCCAGCCGGTGGGAGTCGGCCTTGAGCGCGGCCTCGCGGCAGATCGCCCGGATGAGGTGGTGCACCAACAGCGTCTCGTCCGCCTGCCAGCGCCGGCCGTCCCACACCAGCCACTTGCCCCAGGCGGCGCAGTAGCGCCAGTCTTCGCTGTAGCGGCTGGTGAAGCTCAGCGCCAGCGCGTCGTCGGTGGCCCAGACGGAAGGCTCCTGCGTGGGCTGCCCAAGTGCTGGCTTGATGCTCATCCGCGGGCCCGAGGCGATGAAGGCGGCGACGTCGAAGCCTTGGGCGACGGCGTCGGCCGCGTCCCACCCCTCGGGCTTGTCGTCGGGCGGCAGCAGCATGTCGCAGGAGGCGGCGCCGGCGGCGAGTGCGGCCTGCGCCGCGGCCATCGCATAGTCCCAGCCGGGTTTGTCGCGATCGGGCCAGAGGAGGACGGCCTTGCCCGCCAGCGGCGACCAATCGGTCTTGTCCACGGGCGCATTCGCCCCGTGCATCGCGGTGGTGGCCACGATCCCGAGCTCGATCAAGGCCTGGGCGCACTTCTCGCCCTCGACCAGCACGACCTGGGCGGCGTCCTGGATCCCCGGCTGGTTGTAGAGCGGCCGCGGCTCGGGCGGAGCCATCTTGCGGCGGCGCGCGTCCCAGGGCCGGAATTCCTTCTTGCGCCCGGGCGGGTCGTAGCGGTAGACCACGGCGATGAGGCGCCCTTGTGCGTCGAGGTAGTCCCACTTGGCGGTGGCCGGGCCGAGGTCGTCGATCGGGGCCTTCTTGGCCGCCTTGCGCGGCGGCGCCGTGGGCGCTCGGCCGGCGAGGTCCTCGGCCAGGTCGAGGACGCGGGCGAAGTCGCCGTGCACGTCCACGCCGAAGTGAGCGCCGATCAGGTGGAACACATCGCCGCCGGAGCCTTCGGCGCGGTCGGTCCAGAGCCCCGCCTTGTCGCCGTCGAGCACGACTTCCAGGCTGTCGCCCGGGCTGCCGAGCACGTCGCCGATGACGAACTTGCCGCGGCGCTTCTTTCCAGCGGGGAACAGGGTGAACAGCACCGACTCCAGCCTCGCGAGCAGCGCGGCGCGAATCTCCTCGCGGCGCGCGGTGGGGTCGGCGTCGGCGGGCGGGTCCGGGAGAGCGTTGAAATCGATCATGCACCGCCCTCCTCGCTGCCATCCGACGCGCTGCGGGCCATGGCTCTCGCGTGGTGCGAGGCCCAAACCTGCAGTTCCGACAGCCGGTAGCGCACCAGCCCACCCAGAAGGTAGTGCGGGATGCGGTGCTTGGCGCGCATCATTGGATCGGCGAACCAGTAGTACGGCAGACGCAGGCTGGCCGCGGCTTGCTTGGCGTCGATCATGGGCTCGCCAATCGCGCCCGTCGTCGATACGGATCGGGTCCTCATGCCGCGGCCCTCCAGCACCGGTCCTGCCACGGGCACATCCGGCACTCGACATGGGTGGGATCGGAGAACGAGCGCGGCAGCAGTTCGCCCGCCTCGGTGGCCGTGATGACCTTCACGGCCCGGTCGGACATGCGCTGCGCCAACGCCGCATCGAACGGCACCAGCTCGGCGTGGATCTCCATGGTGTCGGCGTTCACCGCCGTGAACAGGGCCGGGTGCGCGTGCAGTTCGAGATAGGCCTGGTAGAGCGCGACCTGGGCGGCGTAGACGGGCTTGGCGACCGCGAGTCGGCGCTTCTCCAACTCGCGCCAGGACTTGGCGCCCAGGCACTTGTTCTCCCACAGCGCGGGATAGCCGCTGTCGTGGCCGAGGTCGGGGCCGGCGACGATGACGCCATCGACGTGGCCCTGCAGGCGCCCGTCCAGCGCCGAGAAGCCGAATTGCTCCCCCGCGTCGTTACGCGTGCGCAGATCGAAGCCCGCCGCGCGCAGCCATCCGACCATGCAGTCCTCGATCACGTGGCCGCGATCGAAGACGCGCAGCAGGCGACCGTCGGTCTCGCGACCCGGATCGACCGGGGCGTCGGCGAACTCGTACTGCAGCGCGCGCTCGCACGCGGCCCCGAGGCGCGAGGCGCCCAGGTACGTGCGGCGAGGCTGCGCCGCGCGAGACTGCTGCATCCCGGCGTCGATCAGCGTCGTGACCTGGTCCGACAGGCTCCTGGAGGCGTTGAAGTCCATCATCGCCGCGCCTCCTTGGGTGCTGCCGTGCGTGCCGTCTGCGCTTGAGCCTTCGGCTCCTCCCACGGCAGATCGTCCTCGAGGTCGGCGAAGGGGTCGGACACCGGGTCTTTCAAGCCCCGCACCGGCGGATACTTGGTCGCCTCGTGGTGCTCGACCATCGCCTCCGTGTAGCAGGTGACGATGGCGTCGATCACCCGCAGGGCCTCGGCCTCGGAGTACGCGCCGAGGGGTTTCTCGAAGCCGATGCTTTCTGCCGCCGCGCCGAAGGCCTTGAGGCACTTCTTCATCGCGGCCAGTTCGACGTCAGACGGGTCGATCATGGCCACCTCCGTCTTGGGCGTGCGTCCTTCCTGCACGCGCAGCCAGTGGCCGTAGAGCGCGTGAAACGCCTGCTGGCAACGCCGCGAGCAGAACACCCAGTCGATCGGATAGCGCCGGGCATCGCCCACCGGATGCCGAAGGTCCGAGTGGCCGTAGCCGCGCGCCTGTCGTTTGCAGACCCAGCACTTCACTGGCCCTCCTCTCACTGCGCCCAGGCGGGCTTGCCCGGCACGGCGGGGCGTTGCGGGGCGGCTGGCGCAGACATCGCACGGGGCGGGGTGAGCGCCGCCGGCGCACCGCTGGAGCCGCTGCCAGGGTTCTTCGGCGGCACGCCCATCAGGCGGACGTAGTCCGGGTGGTCGGGCTCGACGGCGCTCTTGACGACGTTCTTCAAGTCGCCGCGGCCGTCCTTCTCGATGTCGATGCGGGCCGCAAACTCGATGCCGTCGAGCTCGTGGAAGCCCTGGATGCGCCGCGCGGCGGCGGCCTGCGGGCTCATGTCCTGCGGATGGACGTTGCGGGCGGAATTGAGCACGGCGCGCACGAAGCTGCGCCCCATCTGGCCCCAAGCCGGGCCCTTCGGGGAGTGCAGGCCGATGTTGCTCCAGAGCTTTCGCTTCGCGTACTCGCCCTCCAGCACGACGAACTCGGCCGCCAGATAGACCGAGCCAGTTTCAAAGCTCTGCGTGGCGTAGCCGCCGGTCCAGCCCTGGGCCGGGTCATCGAAGCCCCCGGGCTTGAGCGTCATGCGCACGCGGGCGAGCGTGCCCTTGGGGATGAGGTCGAAACTGGGCTGCTGCTGCGCGTCGTTGAAATCGCACCAATCGGTCATGGCTTACTCCTTGGATGTCGGGATTCGAGTGGCAGCGGCGCACTTGTCGATCAGCGCGCGCAGGTTCGGCGGCTCCAGCAACTCGAGCTGGCCGGAGCGGTCCTTGGCCGGGACGCCGTAGGGGTTCACCGTGTGGCAGACGAAGGCGCGGTAGATTGATCCGTCCTCGGCCTTGATCTCCGCCAAGGTGACCACCTCGTCGACGATGCCGGGCAGTTCCGCGGCGGTCTTGGCGCCCTCGATCTGCGGCACGAAGACCTTGCGGTTGAAGTCGTCCAGGCGCTCGTCGAGGATGGCCACGAACACCACGTGCTTGCCGCGCGCGTGCTGCAGGTGGGTCAGCGCCCCGATGAGTTCCGAGCCGAGCAGGCCGTAGGCGCCCCGGGTGTCGGGCTTGCCAGTGCGCTCGCTGTAGGCCTGCGGCTGGGTCTTGGCCCAGATCAGGGCGAGGCGCGCGAGCACGGTGATCGAGTCGACGAAGTAGGTGTCGTACTTGGCGAGTTGACCGGGATCGCCGTAGCGCTCGCACACGTGCCGGTAGTGCGCCTCGGAGAACGGTGCGTCCGCAGGCAGCGCCGGGTTCGGGCCGGCCAGGAACACCACGAGATCGCGGAACTCCGGCCAGGTGCTCGGGCGCACGCAGTCGCCGCGCCAGTCCTTGACGGCCAAGTCGCCGGCCTCCAGATCGACGAACAGGGTCGATCCTTCCGGCAGCGTCTTGAGCTGGCTGGTCTTGCCGATGCCGCTCTTGCCCAGCAGCACGAGCTTCACGCCCTGCTTCTCGCGCAGCCGCTGGTCGGCGGTGATGATGGGAAGACGTCGCTCCATCACTGCACCTCCAGCAATACTGCGCGCAGTGCGCGAAGATCGAGCCCGGTCGTGGCTTCGATGACGGCCAAGGCGTTGAACATGCCTTCGGTCTCGGACAGGCCTGTGCGGCGCCCCAACTCGACGTGTGCATCCAAGAGACGACTGGCTTCGAGCGTCAATTCACCTTGGGAGGTGATCCCAAGTCCGGCCGCGATATTGCGCATCAGCTTGTTGCAAAGAGCCCACGCACTGCGGTGTCGTGCTGCGTAATCCTCCGGCACGGTCCATTCGAGTGTCTGGGCTTCGACTGCCCGACGCACGGTGGACAAATCGTTCGGGAGAACTTCCCTTCGTCCGTCGTTGCCTAGCCACCGTAGGGCACCAGACTCGACGGCCCGATAGTTGAAGTGCGGACGAGTGGTCAGGCTGCGCCAGATCGATACGCCGTAGCGCGCGGTTTCAGTGCGGTGTTGGGCCAGGCGCTGCGCCAGATTGGTCGTCGAGCCAAGCTTGCAAGTGCCGTTGGAAAGGGCCAACACGTAGACATAGCCCAACCCATCGGCGCGGGGCAGCGACGAGGCAAAGGCCAAGGCTGCGTTCACGTCGTCGTCGATAAGCCAGAAGTCAGGCGCTCGCATGGCCAGCCTCCTCATCGATCGACAACCGGAACGTGGGCTTGCCGGGCTTGACGGTGCGGGCGGCCTCGAACCCGGCGCGCAGTGCCGGCGGCCAGTTGGAAAAGCGCGATTCCGAGACGGAGTACTCGACGTCCAGGTAGTCCTCGACCTTCTCGCCGGCGGCGGCGATGCGCCGGGCGATGGCGGCCAGTTGCGCCTGGTCCCAGGACACGCGCTTGGGTTGGTCGACGGTCACGCGCAGCGAGCCGTCGTTGATGTGGATGACGCCGAAGTCCTTGCCGGCCTCAATGCGCGCGGCCTTGGCCCGTTCGCCATAGGCGGCATCGAGCGCCGCGTCGAACTTGGCGCGCGCCTTCTTGAGCCAGTCGAGGGCTTCGTCGAGGTTGCGGCTGATCTCCGCCTTCTGGGCAGGCGGCAGCGCGGCCAGCTGGCCGACGGACATCGCGGCGATGTCGGCGGGGTAGAGGGTGAGGTCGCTCATGGCCGCCGCCTCACTGGTATGCCCGTGCGAAGGTCGAGTAGCGCGAGACGCGCCGCTCGAAGGCCTCGACGTCACTGATCAGGTAGGTGACGCGCGAGCCGAGCTTGCAGAAGACCGGGCCGAGTTGTTCCTGGCGCCAACGGCGCAGGGTGTGGACGGACAACCGCCAGCGAGCGGCGAGTTCGAACTCGTTCAGAGCGATGGGGGTCGCATCCGGTGCCGATGCCGGGCGGGCGTCCCGGCCGGATTGAACAGGTGCAGCGAGGATTTGCATGGCGAGGCTCCTTGTGTTTGGGAGCCTCTATTCCATGGGCCGGGGCTTTGGGCTTGGGCGCGAGTCTTTTAGGCGATGGCGCCGATGGGCCGCCCCCGCCCGGCCGGTAGTCTCTCGCCTAAGTCATTGATGCAACAGAATATCCGCTGCACATTTCGTTTATTGCGATTTCGTTTGTTTCGGTTATACTGCCCCTTGCTGCGAATCACCCCCTGCCTGGAGAGCCCCATGACGACCCCCACCATCCCCAAGGCGCTGCCCTCGGCCGAGGACGTCGCGCTCGCCCGGGAGTCCGGGCGCGTGCTCTCGACGGTGCTGCAAACGCGCGCCGAGACCCAGCAGATCGACTTCCACGACGACAAGGGCGCGGTGCGCTCGGTGACGCTGCCGACCACGGCGCTGCGGTTGCTGCTGGACGTGCTGACCGAGATCGGCCAGGGCAATGCCGTCACCGTCATCCCGATCCACGCCGAGCTGACCACGCAGGAAGCGGCGGACCTGCTCAACGTCTCGCGGCCCTTCCTCGTGCAGTTGCTGGAAAAAGGCGAGATCCCGTTCCACAAGATCGGCACGCATCGTCGGGTGCGTTACCAGGACGTGATCGCCTACAAGCACCGGATCGATGCCGAGCGCCGCAAGGCCCTCGACGAACTGGCCGCGCAGGCCCAGGAACTCGGCATGGGGTACTGAGCGGATGAGCTCGCACTTCACCGTCGTCTACGACGCCTGCGTGCTCTATCCCGCGCCCCTGCGCGATCTGTTGATGCATCTGGCGCTGTCGGACCTGTACCGGGCGCGCTGGAGCGACAGGATTCACGACGAGTGGATGCGCAACGTGCTGGCCAGCCGTCCCGATCTGACTGCCGAGCAACTCGAGCGCACGCGGCGGCTGATGAACGCCCACGTCCGCGACTGCCTGGTCACCGGCTTCGAGTACCTGATTGCCTCGATCGAGTTGCCCGACCCCAGCGACCGCCATGTGGTGGCGGCCGCCATCCACGCCGGCGCCAGCCTCATCGTGACCTTCAACCTCAAGGACTTCCCGCCCGAGGCGCTCAAGCCCTACAACCTCGCGGCGCAGCATCCGGACGACTTCATCGTCGATCTGCTGGATCTGCACCCGGCCGGCGTGCTCGAAGCAGTCGCCCGCCACCGCCGCAATCTGAAGAACCCGCCCAAGTCGGCGGACGACTACCTGGACACCCTGCTGGCGCAGGGGCTGACGCAATCGGTGGCGGTGATGCGCCCATGGGTCATGGCCATGTGAGGCACCGCGCTGTATCGGAGGGAGCATGGGCAAGAAGACCCTGACCAACGCACACTGTCTGCTGGAGCTGGTCGAGCGCGTGCCGGCCTCAGTCCTCAAGCTGTTCGCCGGCCTGCCCGAGTGCCTGGGACTGCAGCGCGGGTTTGATTGGACGCGGGCGGACAAGGAGCTGAGCGCTGCCCTCATCGAGCACATCAAGCACCTGCGCAAGGAGCAGCGCGATCCGGCCGAGCGCGAAGCCTTGCGGGTGCTGCGCCTGAGCACCGCACGCGGGGCCGCCATCCTCGCCACCGTCGCCGAGCAGCTCTACGACGAGGACCTGCTCGCACGGTTTCGTGCGCAAGAAGGCGGCGAGGTCGGTCGCGCGGTGTGGATGCGCACGCACAGCGAGGCCTCGATCAAGCTCTTCGACACTGCCGAGTCCATCGTCAACACCCAGGACCTGAAGGGGCTCAAGCGCCTGCACGACGCGTTCGACGTGCCCGGCGAGGCGCCGCCCTTCCTGTGGAACGATGCGGTCAAGGACCGGCTGGAAGCGCAACTCACCGAGGCGATGCGGCTGGCTGAGCCCTGCGAGGTCATCCACGTGGCCGTGGAGGAGCCGGACCGGCAAGGCCAGACCCAGACGACGCACTACCTCGTGGTGCGTTTCGCCGGCGATCAGGTGGCCGCGGTGGAGATGCGCAACCGCCAGCGCAAGAGCTTCTTCTACTTCCCGGCGCGCGACGCCACCCTCATCTACGCGCCTCATCGTGGGCTCGTCGAAGTCTTTGCCCCGACGCTGGGCACCCGTGCGCCGCTGGCCAACGTGCTGTCCCGGCACGGCTTCAAGGCCCCCTTGTCGAACCGTCCGCTGGACCGCTCGCGCTACGACCTGTCGCGCTTTGCGCGGCCACTGAAGGACACCAAGCCGCGCATCGACGGGGGCCGCATCGAGCGGCTGTATCTGACCGAAGCCAAGGCTTTGCTTGGGCATGCCACGGACGCCGTCACGCTGCACATCGACAGCGGCGCAGAACTGCACGAGGTGATCGACGAGCGCTGGGGCAACCACCCCTTCGCGCAGCCTGGTGCCTTGCTCGGTGTGACCCTGGTGGCCGAACTGGTGTTCGAGGGGGAGACGGCGGCCACCCCGCTGGCCATCGTGCTGGCCGAGCCCGGTCGCTGCAGCCTGGCTGGCGAGAAAGACCAACGCCTGCGCCGCGCCGGGATGCAACTGCTCGAGGCCCTGGGGGTGCGCAAACCGCTGCACCCGGGCTGCGGGCGGGACGATCCGAGCCTGATCGCGCAGGTGGCCCGGCTTCTGGAGAGCGCCAGCAGCCCGATGGACGGCTTCGCACTGCATAAGCTCGGCATCGACATCGAGCGGCTGCAGGACGAAGGCATCCTCATCGAAGGCGAGCGCATCGCCGAGCTGTCGGTCCCCGTCGACGAAGGCGAGCCGATGAAGGTGGTGCTCGAACGCTGCGCCGATGCCGACACCGTGCGCTACCGCGATCCCCTGACGGGCAACGACGTGGTCATGCCGGCCCGTCTCGCCCGGCGCTGGAAGGTGCAGCTGGACTGGTTGCGCGAGGAATTGATCACGGCGCTGGGATCGGCCTTGAAAGGACCCCGCAGTCGGCACTTCGACGACGAGCCGGTGTTCCTTGGCGAGATCGACATCGACGGCCATGCCGTGGCGCTGTACTTCGCCTCCAGGATGTCCCACGAGCGCGCGTACGCGAAAGTCGACGCTGCGCTGAGGCTTCGTCCGCGCCCGGTGGCGGGCGTGGTGTTGACGACGACCTCGACGCCGCTGCCATTCGCCGGCACCAATGTCGTCATTCCCATCGAGGATGTGCTCGCCGATGCGGGCAACGGCAGCGCCATCGACCTGGACCGGCTGAAGGTGGCCTATCGCCACGGGCAACTGGCGGCCATGGGCGGGTCGACGGTGACGCTCAAGGTCGCCCCCGATGGTCACGCGGCGACGCTGTACCTTCCGGGCAAGGCGCCGTGGCGGGTCACGGGCAAAGCAAGGATCGCCGTCTTGCAGCGGCTGGTGGAGGCCTGGGCCGCAGGAACGCCCCACGTCAACACGAAGGCGCTGATGGCCGGCACGGGCTGCACGTCTCCGGCCAACCTCTTCACCGGCAAGCACTCGCCCTGGCGCGACTATCTCGAAAGGGTCCCAGGCACGCGGGCGTGGCAGCTGAAGCTGACCCCACTCGATCGAGTGATCGTCGATGACAGCGACACGCGCAGCGCTGCGATCGAAGCAGTCACCGAAGACGTCTGACCGCCGTTGAGGCGTCAGCGCGCCGCGCCGATTGATCGGCGTTGCGATCCGCTTCGGAAATCTGCGCACATCATCCCTGGCGGTTTCTATTCCCTGGAGCCGTCATGAAGAACCTCGAACTTGCATCTCCGGCAGAGATGAGCGCCAGCGCCCGTGCTGGCGAAATCACCACCATCCTTGCGGCCGCCATCGTCCGTACCCTCGGGTCTTCCGGGCTGGAACAGAGCGCGGTTCGCCTTGGCTTCTTGCCCGACCAGCGCGTTCATACAACCCCCTCTCAACAGGAGAAGTTGTGATGAACGAGAAACAAGCTTCCATCGCGGCGCGGATCGCCGAGCTGAGTCACCTGCCGATGGCCGAACTCTGGGTGCTCTGGGATCGGTACTTCGAGCGGCGCCCGGAGTTTCCGAACCGCACCCATGTCGAATCCCGTATCGCCTACAAGCTGCAGGAAGAAGCCTTCGGCGGACTCGCACCCGAAACGCGCCAGCGCCTTGAGGCCATCGGCGCGAAGCACTCCAAGATCAAACTGCGCGCGCGCCCGCGCAAGTTCGACTTCGCACCGGGCACCGTGCTGCTACGCGAATGGGGCGAGCGCGAGCACCGGGTCACGGTCACCGCCGAGGGGCGCTTCGAGTACGAGGGCCGCAGCTTCAAGAGCCTCACCGCCGTGGCGAGACACATCACCGGCCAGCATTGGAGCGGCCCGCTGTTCTTCGGCCTGAAGGGAGGCGCCTGATGACGGAAATCGCCTCCACCAAGGCGCGCAAGCGCTGTGCGGTCTACTGCCGAGTGTCGTCGGACGAGCGGCTCGACCAGGAGTTCAACTCCATCGATGCGCAAAAGGAAGCCGGCCACGCCTTCATCGCCAGCCAGCGCGCCGAGGGATGGATTGCGGTGGCCGACGACTACGACGACCCCGGCTTCTCGGGCGGCAACACCGAGCGCCCGGCCTTGAAGCGCCTGATGGCCGATATCCAGCGCGGGCTGATCGACATCGTGGTGGTCTACAAGATCGACCGCTTGACGAGGAGCCTCGCGGATTTTTCCAAGATGGTCGAGGTGTTCGAGCGCCACGGGGTGTCCTTCGTCTCGGTCACGCAGCAGTTCAACACCACGACCTCGATGGGGCGGCTCACGCTCAACATCCTGCTGTCCTTCGCCCAGTTCGAGCGCGAGGTCACGGGCGAGCGCATCCGCGACAAGATCGCCGCGGCCAAGAAGAAGGGGCTGTGGATGGGCGGTCTGCCGCCCCTGGGCTACGACGTGCACGACCGCCAACTCATGGTCAACCCGGCCGAGGCGGCGGTGGTGCGCCGCATCTTCGAAGAAATGCTCACCATCGGCTCGCCCACGCAGATCGCCGCGCGACTGACGGTCGACGGCATCACCACCAAGGCCTGGACGACCCAGGACGGCCGGGTGCGCACCGGCGCACGCATCGACAAGAAGTACCTTCACCACGTGCTGCGCAACCGCATCTACCTCGGCGAGATCTCCAACCGCGGCCAGTGGTACCCCGGCGTGCACGAGCCGATCATCGAACGCGAGCTGTGGGACAAGGTTCACGCGGTGCTGGCCCGCGACAGCCACGCGCGGTCGGTGGAGACCAAGATCCGCTCGCGCAACGACGCGCTGCTGCGCGGGCTGCTGTACGCGCCGACGGGCGAGCGCATGTACCCCACGTACTCGCGCAAAAACGGACGCAAGTATCACTACTACGTCTCCAAGTCCGAGAGTCGCTTCGGCGCGCCGGGCAAGAGTTACGAGCGCCTGCCCGCCGGGGAGATTGAGGCGGCAGTCGTAGCCCAGATCCGCACCGTGCTGACCAGCCCCGAATCCATCGCCGCCGTCGTGCGCCACATCCAACGCCAGGGCGCGCCGATCGACGAGGCCACGGTCGTGATGGCGATGGGGCGCCTCAACGACGTGTGGGATCAGCTCTTCCCGGTCGAGCAGCACCGCATCGCCAACCTGATGATCGAGCGCATCGATCTCGTCCACACCGACGAGATGCAGGGCATCCGGGTGAAGTGGCGCGAACTGGGCTGGGACGCCTTGATCGGCGAGTTCGCGCCCAGGAGCATCGGCGCCGAGCTGCTGGAGGTCGAGGCATGAAGGACGGGACGCTCGAGACCTTCGTGCCGCTGACCCTGCGGCGGCGCGGCGTGCGCCGGCTGGTTCAGCACCAGGCCGAGGACCGGGACGCGCACGACAGCACGCTCATCGAAGGGATGGCACGGGCCTTCCACTGGCAACGGCTGCTAGACAGCGGCGCGATGCCCAGCGGCTCGGCCATCGCGCGTGCCGAAGGGCTGCACCACTCGGTGGTCAACGAGCTGCTGCGCCTGACGCTGCTCGCGCCCGACATCGTCGAGCTGCTGATGGCCGGGCGGCAGCCACGCCGGATGAGCCTGATCTGGTTCCAGCGCCACCCGCTGCCGGTGGACTGGGCGGCCCAGCGCGAGATCGTGCGGCGCTTCGAGGAGAAAGCGTGA